ACAACTCACAACCCTCACTAAGAAAGAACCCCCTATGAAACTTGAAACTCTGTTCTCCAAAGCTGAAAAGACTCTGACCAACATCAAGACCAAAGTGCTGTGTATTACACCCGCATTCGCTCTTGCCTGCTTGAAGGATCTGAACAACAGCAACCGTCCGATGTCTCGCAGTGTTGCCAACCTCTACGCTAATGAAATGCTCAGAGGCCAGTGGAAATGCAACGGTGAGCCTATCATCTTCTCAGTTGATGCTGAAGGCAACGAACACCTAATTTCTGGTCAGCATCGCCTGCAAGGTCTGGTATTCGCTCAGCAAGCCATTGAGAAAGATGAAGTGTGGCCTGCTGCTCAGACTGAGTGGGATGCTGTCGTCATCTACGGTGTTCCTCATGACACTGCCGACACTGTTGACACTGGTAAGACTCGCACACACAGCGATGTCCTGTTCCGTGATCCTTGGGTAGACTCTGTCATTCCAGAAGCATGGAACGCCACAGTCAGCAAGCGTAAGACTTGGACCAAGACTCTCGCCGGTGCTGCACGTCTGGTATGGCTGATCGAAGGTGGTGCTACTGTATCCTCAGCACCTAAGTTCCTCATCTCAGAAATGATGTCGTTCATTCAGAATCGTCATGCTGGACTTGCCAACTTCGTAACGATGGTGCTCGACGCCAATGATGCTGATGGTGGCAACAAAGGACTGAAGATGAGCCTGGCTTATCTGGCTGCTTTGACGTACGTTGCCTGCGTTGAAGAACATGGTAACACAGTGATCGAAATCTCTATCAACTCAGAAATTCAGGATGCGATGGACCTGTTCCTGAACCAGTTGGCTGTTGGTTCCGGTTATGACAAGGGTGATCCAGCTTGGGCACTCGCAGGTTACTGGAACAAACTGACAGCAGAGAAGGGCAGTAAGGACCGTGACCGTGACTGGGTAGGACCATTCGTTAAGGCTGCTAAGGCAGTCCTCGAAGGTCGCACTGGTCTGAAGGTCTCCGACATCTCCCTGAATAAGAAAGAGCGTGATGGCTATACTGACTTCCCTGTTATGTTTGACGGTTATCACTCTCTCTGTTTCGAACGTGCTGCTGCTGCGAAAGCTGCGTCAAGCCAACCAACAGATCCAGCAGAGTCTCAACCTTCTGACGTACGGGATGCAGGAGACGATCGACCTGACGAAGGAGATGAAGCGGCAGCAGTTGATGCTGTTGAGTCAAGCCCAGAAGCTACGCAAGCAGCTAAACGCCCTCGACCTAAACGAAAATCTAAGCCAGCAACAGTCTCAGCTTAGTTGATCTTCCCGGCAGTCCTGCAATGATGAAGTTTCTGTGTCGCAGGTTGACGGCCTTACCATCGCCAAAATGGTAGGGGCATTTTGCTCGCAGGTAACGCTAACAGAAATGCTGTGTTGTACCACAACGTATTCCTGCTCCTATTACTTCAAGGATGATGTTATGTCTCAGTGGAAACAATACGAAAGATTTGTGTCCTCAATCTTCTCCACTGTCAGAACCGCTTTGAGCGGAGGCAATGGTAAGGTTACAAGGTCAGACTCGTTACACCCATCGTTATTCATTTCATGCAAATACACCCAATCCAATAACAAAGGACTCCGTGATCTGGTCGATGAAGAAAGAGAGAAAGCAGCAGTCGAGAACAAGATTGCTGTATGCGTGATAGGTGAAGCAGGAGACCGTGCCAACTCCTTAGTAGTTCTTCACCTCAGAGATTTACACCCCTTCTGTGAAATGGTCAAAGATGGTACAGTTTCGTGTAATATGGTCCCCAGCAGTCAACGGACTAAGCCTGTCAGCACTTGAGATGTGGCTGGTCGATCGAGTAGCCTTTGAAGTCTCTTACCTCAGAGACCTTGAAGCGGTAGAGCCTTGGAACAAGAACATGAATTATGGTAGCCTGATCCAAGCAGGCATTGAGGGATACATTAAGACCCGTCAACCTCGTGGTGCTGCTAAGTTCATTCAGACTGAATTCGAGAAGCAGACCGCAAAGTACGACGATCACGATGAAATTAGTTGGTGGGCTGGTCTTGCCCAACATCAGGTTACAACGTGGATCTCATTGTATGGTGCTGACTTGGATCTATTCCATGTAGACAAATCAGAATGCCAACACAAGATCCAACTCACGTTACCGTCGGGTCGATCACTCCTGCTCAATGGATTCATCGACGGTGAAGGCGACTCGGTCATCATGGAAAACAAATGCCGTGGAGAATGGAATGAAGACGACATTGCTCGCGAGATTGATCGCAACCTTCAAGTCAACATGTACCAGCTTCTCTACAAGGCTTCATACGGCTATCTTCCCGAAAGGATCTGGTACCAACATATTCGTCGGCCTTGTGGGTTCGGATATCGAGGACCTAGGCAAAAAACTAAAGAGTCACGAGAAGAGTTCAGGTTGCGACTGGCAGATGCAATCGACACGGATCGTGATTACCACTTCTTCAGATATTGGATCAGACCTGACGAAGAACGATTCGAAAGGTTCATGCACGGGTGCCTGTACCCGATGCTCGAAGCGTTCCTAGACTGGTATACGTACATGACACACCCTAACCGAAAGGACGAGATCAACCGCTTTCATTGGGCAACACCTTACGGACTCTACAACCCCTTTATGGAAGGTACTCAGGAACGCTTCCGCAACTTCAGACTTACTGGATCAACCCTCGGCCTTAGACCAAAAGTATCATACCGATGAAAATACACGTACAATTGGAAATTGTGGCTATGAATTACCATACTGCTAAAGCGTTAGCTATGATGGAGGAAGGAGACGAGCAAGTGTTCTCAGCAGACTTCGGTGTGCAACTGCGTAAGTGTTACGATATGCCCTTTGTTCCTAAAAATGGTGACTCTCTAGTAGTGGATAGCCTAAGCGTGTTAGGGGCATTAAAGCTGCATGTAGTCGATACGACGTACAGTATTGTGGACGATGCGTGGTTAGTAGAATGCCAAGTATCCAACATGGTACTCCCCTACGACTACTATATCACTGTCACAGAACGACTGGAAGACTGGTTAGTTTTAAGACTGGACAACCATGAATTAGGTGCATCAGCCTTAGAGAACCGCTGGGCTGTGGATGCCACTGGCTTTAGTCATTCAGGATTTAAGACTAAATTCGAATTCCACGAGGTGTACTGACACCAACGAACGATTTCGTAGCAACCCCTTAACTTAGCCCGAAAGTACCATACCGATGAACACACCCCAACGTCCAATCAAACGACAACCCGTACCCCCAACCAACCGACCTGCTATCACTGCTTCTTCTCAGAACATCTTTGAAGACCTGATCGAAGCCAAGCCTCAGCATGGTCGATTCCTGATGCTCTACAGTCCTCCCGGAATGGGTAAGACAACATTGGCTGCTCAGTTTCCAGCACCAATGTTTATTACCACCAGTGGAGAACAAGGCATCTATCTGTACAAAGAGCGTAACCTTGTACCTTCCGATATCCCCATCATCCAGTTGGAACCACTGGCACCTCACGATGAGATCCCTGCTGGTGGTCATCCCGGATACCTGCGTTGCATGGCAGCGATGCAGCGATTCCGTGATGGTAAGCACGATCGTCAGACACTGGTCATCGACAGTACCTCTGGTCTGCAGGACATCTGCTACCAGCACTGTGCTTCAATGCTGTTTGACAGTGACATGGACAGCAAGGACTTCACAGCTTACTACGCTGGCTACACGAAAGCTGCTGAAGCATTCTGGTCCTCAGAACTCCTCAAGACCATGCTGGAGATCGTAGCCAAGGGTTACAACGTCGTACTGATCGCTCACTCGACGTTCAAACCAGTCAACAACCCGAATGGTCCTGACTACGACCAGTATCGTCCAGAGCTTGATAAAAACATATGGAAGTACACGTCCAAGGATCTTCATGGTGTCTTCTTCCTCGGTCAGGAAATCATGGTCAGCATCGACCAGAAGACCAAGAAGAAGAACACGATCGGTGAACGTCGATTCATCGGACTGTCACCCACGACTTATTACACAGCTAAGTCATGGTGCACCCCGGAAGGGATGACTGAAATCGACTGTGGAGAATCAGCTAAGGAAACATGGAGTAAACTCAAAGAAGCACTGGGGATGTGATGCAGTCGACAGATGGCTGTTACTGCTACGACGAAACAACAAGACCGTGTCCTATTCATAACAAGAAAGAACCTCAAATGGCCCAAGAAGTAACCTCCCTCGCAGCACTCATGAAATCCAATGCT